TATTGTAAAAATTACATCGTTGTTGTCGAAATCATAAGCACTTCTAATACCATAATTATCAGTAACCATATCATAACCTTTTGTTCTATTTATGTATGGCTGTACAAAATTATGTAATCCTTTAATATCAGATAAAGGAGATAATCCATCACCTGCAAACCTCATTATTTTTCTCATCAAAGAATCAACCCAATAGATTGCTCTACCTGTAGAAACAATACTATCTCTATGCTGAGTTCCAAACTCTTTCGATATGTAATCAATACCATCCATTATTCCACCCTCTCCAAGAACTAAGTCTCCTGCTTGAGGTGTAGTAACAACAGCTCTGTCTCCTACTTTTAATCTACCAAAAGCTCTTGACTGTAAAGAGTATAACTGTTGACCAAGTATTTCGTTACCTACAACTTCTCCATAAGTAGCATCAAGGTCATAATTAGAAAGCTCTTCAAATTGTCTAAATGAATCTATATTTACATTGTAAGGTTGCTTTTCATTTGACCAACACCATCTCGAAGGATAATCTTTTATATCCAAAAACCCTTCAGGTTTAGTTACGTAAGTTCTAACTCTGTCCGTGTAAAGAAGGGCATCTTGTAACTGAAAATTTTCTAACTTATCTGGGCAAGTCGATGAAGAGCTTTCAAAAATTCCTTTTGAGCTGTAAGGATTATGATAATTTTTATCTGCATCACCAATCATTGAAGCTGCGTTATTAGTTCCGACATGAGCCCATGTAGGAACACCATTAGCGTCATCCTTATATGTTAATCTAAAATTATATTTAGACTCAATAGGAACTATTAAAGAGTGAGCCCAATCTCTAAATTCTCCACCTGAAGTTCCATCACCTGATTGTTCATCGTTAACTCCGTCTCCATTTGCTTGAGGCTTACAACTTTCATCGTATTCAATTACAGGAAGTATTCTTGTGTAAGAAAAAGCATCCAAGTAACAGTCTCCACCCCAAACTTCCATTTCATTTAGAACATATCCTCCGTCTTTTATTTTAGCTTTTACCGTTTCATCAACAGAAAGAAAATGACCTGTTGTGTGGAATCTTGTATTCTGAAGAGATTCATTTCTAAGCCCTCCATAAGGCTGTGGGTTTCTCTCTACAAGAGCTGCTACATACACAGATGTTTTGCTATTTCTGTTTCCGTCAACATGAGTAGTGTTACCTACAGAAGAAAGATAAGGAAAACTTGTTTCTATAATTAAAGAACTTGCAGCTCTACCTCTAAACCATTTACTATCTTTTGAACCATCGTAACCAAACCAAATATCTAAAGACCTTCTGTATCCTACATCATCAATAGAAGCCATCCACGCTTCAGTTCCTATAATATGATTAGCTATGTATCCATAGTTATTTCCACCGTTAGGTATATCAATTATTTTTTGAACATTAGCATATTTAGTACATTGAACCCATCTTCCTGAAGAATCGTTTGTTAAAGCGTAAGGATTATATGTGTTTAGATTTTTTGAAACATAATGTCTCTTTATTGTTCCGTCTCCATCTAAAGCTCCTCTTACACCTAACAAGCCTGCATCAGCAAAGTTATTCTGTCCATAAGCAGTATTATTAGTGTGAGCTATATACATAGGTTTTATCTGAGTAACACCCTGATTAACCTTTGGTATTTCTCTTGTTATTTTATATTTAATACTATCAAAAGTATAAGCATGAGGAAGTAAATCTAAATTTTCAGTTTGACCTCCACCTTCATTTTTAGCTCTAAAATTGAATACATTTTTTTGAACTGAAGAAACACCCCCTGTTAATGGAGTTGAAAGAATCCACCCTTTAGCTCTTGAAGATGTGTCTGTTCCACCTCTCTGACAGTTAAGTATTACACCTGTATCTTTTATCTGCTCATCAGCTCCAAGTCTTTCAGCTCTAACTATACTTACACCTGATATTAAATCATACAAAGGAACACCATCAATCTCTACACTTAAATCGATTCCTCCAAATCTAAGACCAAGTATCCTTGCATTAGCAAACTTATATTGATTATAATAATTACTTGTATTTAATTCATTTGCAGTATCATTATCATTAGGGTCTGTAAATAATTGCTTTGTTGGCTTAATAATGTTAGAGCCATTTACAGGAGAGTTGTGAGCTATCTGATACTGACTTTCAATAGTAGGTTGCCCACCATGTCTTGCTACAGCTTTACCTGCTAAAACTCTATCACCTGTATCGTTAACATCATTAGTTTCTGTAGGAACACCGACTTGATTTCCTATCTCTATTTTCTTATACTGAGTAGTACCGTCTTCTCTAACCCTTTGAGCTGTAAGACCGTTTATATAATTTCTTGGGTCATTACCGTCATTACCAAGAGCACTTTCAAAATATCCAAGAGTATGCTCAGGCATAGTTACATCTGCAAAATGCTTAGCAAAGAAAGGATACCCTTTTTTATCAAAAAATACAACAGCAAATCTATAAGTTTCTCCTCTGAAATACCCTGTAAAACTATGACAAGTTTGAGCTGATTGATAATTTACATAGTCATCAAGACCTCCACCTTTATTTGGGTGAACACTAACTTCATAAGTTCCTGAACCATCAAATCTTTGAAATTTTCTTTTTTTGAAATTTGCTCCACCTCCCCCAGGAACTACAGCTTGAAAACCATTAGTGTTTCCGTGATAATTAGAAACACCATATCCTGTTACTGTTTTAAAGTCTGTACCACACGCTCTAAATTCAGGCTCTACATAAAAACCTTCAAGAACTTCATCAGGAATTACAAGAGATTTATTGTACTCAACGTTTCCGTACCATAATCTATTGTCTTTTATCTGAATAGTTCTTACTTTAGAAAAAACATCTTTTACATCTGTAAGCTCAGTAACTTCTATTGGAGTAATGTTCTCAATAGATGTGTGCCTAACATCTATGTAAGTTTGACCATCTATAGGTAGTACAGCAAATATACCTGCTTCTTTAACACCGTCAGCTATTATAGCATGAGTATATGCAATCTCTACTTTTTCATATCTAAAATCAAGACCTTCGATTCTAATCAAATGACCTATAACTCCAATCTCATCAACATTACCCATTCCGTATTGTTCTGAGTTAGCCATGTATTTTTTACCTGTATTGATTATAGGATAAGTTACAGGACTCCAAGGAGTTTGGTATCCGTCTTTAGTTACACATCTATAAGAATACTGATAAATACCTGTTCTTAAAGAACCGTCAATTCTTCCTTTGAAATTAAACTCTCCCATATTCCAATCAGGAGTGCTTCCTGACATGAACACGCTATCAGTTACCATTTGGTATTGATTAACACCTGTTTTCTCTATTGTAATAACTCTTGGCTCGTTAAAGTCATCAGTCCAATAAGTTCTTATTAAAGTGTCGCTCTCATAAAAAGGAACAGCTTGTATTGGATATTTAGTTGAAAAATTATACCTATCATTATAAGGGTCATCATCTACATCATTAAAAAGTTTAGTGTAAACTCCAACACCATCATTGTTAAATATGATATATCCTATCTCACTCTTTTTAACATTAGATACAGTTTTAATTGAAAATAAAATAACAAAATCAGCAAACTCTGCTTTACCAATTAAGTTATACTCAGAACCATATCTGCTTACAGATAAAACATTTCCTTTATTATTCTGAAAACTTAAAGTTCCTTCTTCATTGTATATAAGCCTACCATTAATACCTACTTTAAAAGTATTCTTAGCGAGTAACTTATTGTCTAAGTCTCCACTCATTCCTCCTTCAAAGGAGTTAGTTATTCTTTGTCCAGCCATTAGAAATAATTTTTATTAGGCATTGGTAATAATTGCTTGTACATATCTGCGATGTATTCCATTTCTTTTGGATTAGGCATTTCATCATCACCTCTTGCTTGACCGCATAGCCAATACCATCTACGCTCTAAGGTTGAATAAACATTTCCTGAAACTCTACCATTCATAAAGTCTGCAGTTTTTATTTTCCATAAGATATAAGCAACTACAGCTTTCTCGTGCCCATCCTTTATCAAAGGAAATCCATCCTCATCTAAATCAAAAGCCATGTAAGATAAACCACCCTTAGTCTCTTCGACTATACCTGAGATTTGTATGTAACCATTCTCTATTTTCATCTTGATTAAAGATGTGTTATTTTGATGTGCATCAGTAGTAACAGATTGAATACCACTTGAAGAAGCTAAATGAGGAGAGTTCTTGTAGAATAATCTAAAGTCTCTGTTTGTAACTTCAGGATAAACATTATTAACTTTAAAAGAAATAAATTGATATAAATCAAGAGGAAGTCTTGCTCTATTATTCTTTACAATAATCTCACATTCTTTATGAACAAAAGTGTCAGTAGAACCAATAAATGTTTCTGCCTCATAAGCCCACTCTATCATAGAATCAATTAAGTGTCCTACATCATGAAGCTGTGCATCCCTAATAACATTAGCGATAATTGTTTTTACGTTTAATTTACTTGGTGTCATTCCATTTTCCTTTAGGGCATTTAGCCGATTTAATCATTGTCTTGACTTTCATAAAGCAACCGCAAATATCACATTGAGCAGTAAGCTTTATAAACTCTTCACAAGATTTACAAATATCTAATCTCTCTTGCTTAACCTCATCTTTAACGAACATAACTTTCTTCCATTATTTCAGGGTAATCTCCCCCATTTAAAACCACATTTTGATACTGTCTCTTTTTCCAAATAGGTGCGACATTCAACTTAAAGTATCTATTGCACTTTGGTCTATTCCAAAATATAAAGTAAAAATAACCATCAGTTTTATTTACATCTATACCGTGAGGATTAAAACTTGTACACATTATCTTGTGAGCACAAAGAGTTCCTCTATTTTTCCAAATCTCAACCACATCATAATTGTAAATAACTCTATCCATTATTATTTTCCAATAGAGCTTTACTATTCTTTTGAAATAAGAAAAACCAATAGGTTTAAATCCATTGGCTTTTAACTCTGCGTTCATGTCGTCTTTCACAGAGTTAAAAATATCCTCTATTGAGTGTATCTTACTTAATTTCTTTTTGGTCATTTATCTGAGTATTCGATTCTCTACTATCATTGTTTTCATCGTTAGTAGTTTTTATAGTCATGTTCAATTCTTTTTGCATGATATAGTTAACTATTAACGGAACGTAAGACTCAGGCATTGGATACTCATCATCATCATCGATACAAGTATAATCTCCATCTGCTCCCTGGTATCCTGCATCACTTGGATTGTCAAATATACCTCTTACGTTTACGTAGCATATATCCTCATTAAATGGGTCAGTAACATATAAGTACCCACCAATAAGATAAGCTCTTCTCATGTTCCCTGTGAACCTTTGATGAGCTTTAAAATGAACTACATTAGGTGGAGATAATATAATTGGAGTTTGTTTATCAACTAATCCAATAAAAACTAACCCACTATCGTTTGGTAAATCTACAAGCTTTGGTACTCGTACACGTTTAACTTCACATCCCCATAACACAGTAGGGTGGTCAGCTTTATCAACCGACTCTAAAGTAAGAACCCCCAGGTCTTGTACAAGTTGTGAATCTACACCTGTACCTTTTTTTAAACTCTCTTTAATAGCGTAGGCTCTGTAATATCCAATCCAAAATTTAATTTGACGTATATTCAAACGGTCATCATCAGAAGACAAACCACCTCTTGCTATATTGAGTACGTTATATGATAATTCGTTCAATGTTGCCATAATACAAATATAAAAAAAAAGGAGTTAGCAAATACACTAACTCCTTTCGTAATAAATATTTAAGTTTTATTTTAAACTGCTCCTTCAGCAATTACACCATCCTGTTCAGTAACAGCTGCGTAGTTTCCATTAATAGCATTGTCTAATGCTGTAACAGTTGTACCGTCATCTACAAAACAAGCAGCATATCTTTCAACACCATCAGTATCCTTATACTTAACTAAATACTGAATGTAAGCATCTGTTGTTGAAGCAAAGTCAGCAGCATCTACGTTTTCATATTTAGAAGCTAAGTGAGCAGCATCAGTTTTAACAGCATCAGCTGTAACAGAACCACCTGTAAAAGTTGAAGTTCCTGTAGCACCTGCTGTAACAACATAATTAATTCCTGTACCTGCAACATCAGCAGTAAGAGTTAATGTAGCTGAACCTGAACCTGTGATAGGTAAAGAGCTTGCATTTATTAATGCTCTAAAAGCGTTACATACAGTTGTAGCTGTATCACCTGCAACTACCTTGTACTTAAATATCTTAACATACTGCTGACGAGAGTCAGGAGATTTGATACTTAAAACAAATTCATTACCTACAGTAAATGTAGCAGGAGTGAATGTTTGAGCCCAAGCAACATCAGATGCTACAGCCGCTAATTTCACAATCTTTAAGATTGAGTGTTTAATGATGTCAGACCATCCTAATAATAAATCAGCAGTTCCACCGAATGCTAACATACCTGCAACAAAGTGCGTTCCAATAGCTCCAAGAGCTGTTCCGCTTTCAAAAACTTTAAATTTTGAGATTATCATTTTATTTACGTATTAAAAATTACTTATTTATATTCAAATCTATGTAACATAGGATTGAATACTCTTACTTTTTTCTTTTTAGCAGGCTTTTCAACTTCTGCTTTAGTTTCGACCTCTTCCTCTTTAGGAAGTACAGCCTCAATTCTTTCAATCAAGACATCCTTAGTTCCTGTAGTGTCTAAGCCTAACTCAGCACACTTAGCAATTAAGTCATCTTTTTTAAGGGTTTTTAAATCCATTATTCTTGATTTAATATTTCATTTATTTGTAACTGATAAGTTTCCTTGTCAATCGAGAACAACATTTTTCTAACAGCTATATTGATTATCTCTTCGTGTGTATGAACAGGCAAATCAAAAGTATTATTAGGTAAAGCTGAACCGTTAACAGTAATAGGCTCTCGTAAATAAGTCAGAGTCCAAGCTGACGGAGAAGAGTCGCTCTCTATAGATAAAGAAGAAGCAAGAGATACGTAAACAGGATTCTCATTATTCGGTTTATTAAAAGGGTCTTCCTTTATCTTGTTAACGTCATCATGCTGTACAGGTCTAATAAAGGTTTCTCTATTAGAAGTTATACCACATTTTGTTACAGAAAAAGTACCTTTTAACGAAAGTACAAATAACATATTAACAGGAACAGTAACCGAAGTTCCTGAACCTGTTAACGTGCTTATGAGTGTTCTTAAATCTTGTCGTCTTTTTTCATTTACTTCAAACTCAGCATAACGAGATTTTACGAACTCATTCTGAGCGAATTGTAAAAATACATCTTTCTCTTCAGGTTCAAACCAAGGCAAGTCGTGCTTGTCTATAATTATATCTAATCTCTCGTGTGCTTCTGCGAATGTCATAACTAAATTTTAACGCTTGATATTTCTTTTCTAATTGAGGGCATCAAGTCCTCGTTATCTTGTAACCAAAGAATCGCTTCATCAATGTTAGCTCCCATTAACTGCTCTCTATACTTCCAAACATTATTTTTGTGAGTAAAGATGTTTCTCATCTTACCTTTATGCAAGATTTCTTTAAACACTCTGTTTGGGTCATTGAACGCAGCTAAGAACTCTTTTGGAGAAGACTCAGCTTTTTCATACAACTTATCTTTAATGATTGTCTCTAACACATTAAGTGTTTGAATACCTATGACTCTTGCAAAGTTAACCAATGCTTCACCTCTAAGTTTTCTTGCTTCAATCATCGCATCGATTGACTCCTCTCTTTCGTTTGTGCGTAGCTCAGCTTCCTCAACAACATCAACAACCTTTAAGATTGGCTTAGCACCTCTAACGTAGATAGGGTGGTCTTTGATGTGTTCAAATTCCAATCTATCATTCTCAACGTTAAGGTTCAACACAGTCAATGCTCGTGTGTACTTTTTAACACGAGGGTTTCCGTGAGCATCTTTAAACTCACGAAGTTCCCCTGTGTCAATATCTGTGTAATCTCTCACGGTAATAGTACCTGTTCTCTTAGGGTTTACCATTCTGATTTCAACGTGTCCTTTTTTTTCTCTGTCTTTTACTGTAGCCATCTGCTTTTACTTTAACATTTACAAATTAAAAATTACGATTTCAATAACTGTCCACAAGATAGTGGGTTACGAACAATGATTCCTGACTCAGATAAAATCTCACAAGTGAAACCATCTTTAGAGTTAGAAGCAACCATTGATTTTTGGTCAAATGGGTTTACCATACCTGGGATGTATTTTACAATCATTCCACGGTCAACACCACCTGCACCTTTTACTTTTACTTCTACGTTAGAAACACCATTTGTTACTCCCATGTCCATAAATACCATTCTGTAAGACTCTTTAGGGTAACCTGTTGTAGGGTCTAAATCAGTATGTAATTGTGGGTCGTCAAATAATGGGTTATGAACCAAAGTGATTCTATGACCTAAAGCGTTGTAAGTAGTGTAATGTACACCTAACTCTAAGTTTCTTCCTGAATCCATATCATAGATTAAAGAATTTCCTTGGAATACTAAATCTCTCATCGCTCTATGGAAAGCAACTTTACCTGCTGTTCCTGTAAACACCATCCATTGGTTGTTTTTCTTACCTGAATTTAAACTCAAGTTAGCGATAAAATCTACGATAATATCTTCAGTCAATGAACCTGTGTAAGTATCTGTATTAGCAGAATCAATTTGAGCTAAAACACCATCACCTGCAATTAACGCTTTACCGTTAGCATCAGTAATTTGTGCTACACCATTAGCATCCATAGTAGAAATACCATACCATCTTGATAACTCTAATTGGTATAAATACTCTTCCATTACTAAATTTTGGTCTGTGAAGTACCATAATTTCTGACCGTTGTTCTCAATCCAAGTAACATCAGTTAAAGCCGAACCTGTGATAGATTTCGCTTTACGAGAAATTGTTAAGTAATTTACATACCAATCAGGGAATACGTGGTTTTCATACCCTTGAGTTGAACCTTCTTCGAAGATAGAACCTGCAGTATTAACTGTCTCTCCTAACGCATAATTTGTTCCAGCTAAAGGAGCTGCAGCAGGGTCGTTAGTTTGTAACTTGATTGTGAATGTAAAACCACCTACTGATGGAGTAGCATCACTTAAAATGATTGCTTGTCTTCCGTCTTTGAAACGAATAACATCATTTTTGTTTAAGTAGTTTTCTACGAACTCAATAGTACCTGCAACTACACCTGATGGAGCTGAACCTCCACCTGTACAAGTAGAAGGGCGATTTAATCTACCTAAGATAGCCCACTTAAAAGAGTTGTCTCCGATAAGCTCTTCTTTAGCGAAACGACCTGTTCCTTCTAAGAAGTATGTTAATGAATACTGAGGGAATTGGCGAATTAACGCTTTACTAATCTCAGGGTATTTCAACAAGTTAGTAACTAACGAGTTTTGTTCGATTGTGTCTTTTCCGTAAGAACCTGTGTTAAACTTCATTTTTCTTTTTTATTAAATTAAACAAATTACATCTGTTCCGAATCCATAAATCTATTCGGATTAAATTCTCCTGTTGTTGGGTCAGGTATATTTGTTTTACGAACTGTTTCAGGGTTTGTCATTCTATCTAAGATAGCCGACTTACCTTTCTCAAATCCATTAGACTTCATCCCTTTCAAGATTTGGTCTTTATATTTCCAAAGCCAAGCAGCTTGTGCCATAGACTCAGGGTTATCAGTAACCTCCTCAAAGAAAGCTCCTGACGATATATAATCTACGTGTTCTGCCTTTTGCTTACCGTTGATTTTCCCTCCAAACATATTATCTGTCTTTGACATGAATGTTTCAAGTTCTTCTCGTGCTTCCTGTAGCTCCTGCTGTTGCATTGCATCAGATTGTGGAGCAGGTTTTGCTGCGTTAGCTTTTTCGGCTTCTACGATTGATTCTAATTCTTTTCTAACTTCACGAGCTTTACTTCTGATAGTATTGTTCTCAATTAAAATATCAACCTCATCTTCAATTTCTTCTTCATTAAAACCTCTCGCTTTTAATTCTTTTCTCATTAAAGACTCGTCATCGAGTTTGATAAGATTATTGAATGTATCAATCCTTTCGTTAGTTACACCCTTTTCCGCTAATTTTTGCTGACCTTTTAATGTGTCAATGAACGATTCGTAATCGTCAGCATCTATTCCTAAAGACTCAGCTACAGATTCCCATCCTGCTGCTCCTTCGTTTTCTGTATTTCCTTCTCCGTCTTCATCTCCTGAAGAACCTCCATCATTACCTTCTTCTTCTGAGCCTTCGTTAGACTCTTGCCCTTGGTTCGACCAATCAGAGTAGTCATCATCATCCTGCTCTCCTGAACTGTTAGACTCTCTATGTTGTCCGTCTTCGTCTCCTTCCTCTTCTGAACCTGAATTTTCTTCTCCTTTATTTTCATTGTAATCCATTGAGTCGGAATCCATAAAAGAGCCTGCGTCAAAATTATTTTCCTGCTCTTCTTGTGTTCCCTGTTCTAAGTTTTCGCTTTCTTTCGTATTCATATCTTAAACATTTTTTACAAATATATAATTTATTTATTACACTATACCATTTTCTGTCTGAGAATTATCTCCCTGAGAGTTAAGCATTTCAGCCATTTGTTCTGCTGCTAAATCATTTTCAAGCTTTTTATCCATCTCCTCCTTTTTTACTGCTGACGAATTTGAAGTGTTTAACATAGCCATATTAGCATCATGTTTTTGTCTGTAATCTTGAGTTTGTTGACCACCTTCTATTTTCATCTGAGTAGATTGAAGTAAAGCGTCAGCATCAATTTGTGCAACCTTAATCTTAGCTTCAATTTCCATTTGTTTCATTTGAGCGTCTGATTGTGTTTTGTTGTTGATAGCTTCAGCTTTAGCTTGCTCTGCTTGAGCCATAGCTTGACTCTGTTCAGCATTAGATTTTTGTATAGCCTCTAACCCTGTCTCCAAAATAGCTTCCGCATCTTTTGCGTTTACAGCATTAACAACTTTAACCAACTGCAAGAATCCTTCTGCTCCTGAACCTGAAAGAACTTGTTGACCAAGAGCTACAAGACTCTCTTTGTCCTTTCTGTCTTTAGAAGAGTTTTTAGTAAAGATAGAGTAGTCAAAGTTTTTAAAATCTCCCATTACTTTCATCATCTGAGAACCTGACTCACCCATAAACGCAGCAACAACTTTTCCGTCGTTCCAACATATTTTCATTAAATCTGACAACTGTTGAAACACCATATCCATTGTTCTTACGTGATTTGTAAGTAACGGTTGAGTTATTAAAGATGACTGCATTACACTTCTCTCATTAACTCCTACAGCATCAGACTTAGTAAATCCTTCTCTTGCTCTTGATATACCTGTCAACTGTTCTGCTGTATTCTCAAGCATAGCTTTTAAGTTAATCAACTGTTGAACAGAGTTAGATAAAGTAAAGTCAATTTGTTGGAACTGATTAAATCCACCAACCTGTTGACCTTCCTGTTTAGTGTT